TCCGATGTGATGATTGATACTTGTAAGCAACTCTTCAATCTGGTGTGGTTCTGTAAGAAGGTCTCTATTCCTTTTGAGGTATATGCTTTCACAAATGAATGGCGTCGTGGAGAGTACGATTATGAGAATGATAAGTATCTTGCTGCTGATCGCACTCCTCACTATCAGAAAAAGGAGGGTTTGTTGCTTGTAGATGAAACTTTCTCTATGATGAACATTCTTACAAGCAAAGTGAATGGTAAAGAACTTGAGCATCAACTTCTCAACATTTGGCGTCTTGCTTACTGTTTTTCTAGGACTTACAGTTCTCCTTATACTTACTCCAATCGGATGGCTCTTTCTGGAACTCCTCTGAATGAAGCATTGATTTCCCTTCACCAAATTCTTCCAAAGTTTCAGAAAGAAAACAAACTCCAGAAGGTTCAGTGTATTGTTCTGACTGATGGTGAAGCAAACCAACTCGTTTATCATAAAGAAGTTCAGCGTTCTTATTCAAAAGAACCTGTTCTTGGAACTGGATACATTCATCCAGAAAATACTTTCCTTCGTGACCGTAAACTGGGAACAACTTATAATGTTGGATACGGATATCACACTTTCACTGATACTCTTCTTAAGAACCTGAAGGACAAGTTTTCTTCAATGAACTTTATAGGCATTCGTGTTATTGAAAGTCGTAATGCTCATCGTTTCATTCAACTTTATCATTCTCAACTTGATAAACAGTATGAAAAAATCCAGAATGACTGGAAGAAACTGAAGAGTTTTACTATCACCAACTCTGGATATGATGCTTATTTTGGTCTTTCTGCTACAGCACTTTCTCAAGATACAGAGTTTGAAGTTGCTGAAGATGCCACAAAATCGCAAATCAAATCTGCTTTTGTCAAATCTCTGAAGACCAAAAAACTAAATAAAAAGGTATTAGGAGAATTTATCTCTTTGGTAGCATGAAGACATTCCAGGAATTTATCGCAGAGTGTTCCTCTATTCAGGAAACATCTTTGAATAGAGTTCGCTCAAAATCAGAGAAGGGTGGCATGGCAATCATGTCTGCCCAAAGAGGTGATAAATCAAAGAAAGAAAATAAAGCACGTTCAAGACAATTAGAAAAGGATATTAGAGGTGCTGGTCTTCCAGGACCTACTAAAGTGTCTGGTAGATACACTGAAAACCCAGGAACTGCTCAGGAGAAAAAAGTTGGTGAGAAATCGCACGTAGTTTCTTCTGGTAAGATGGGTAAGAAAAAGTTTAAGAAAGCAATCACTAAACTTGGTAAGAAGTATAATCAGGATTCTGTTCTGATTCAAAAGAAACCAAAAGGTGGCGCTCAACTGGTTGGAACTAACAAGTCTTGGCCAGGTGAAGGTAAGCGTGTTAAAGTTGGTAAAATGAACCCAGGCAAAACTGGAGAGTTTGATACTAAAGTGAAGAACAAAACATTTACTTATGAGGAATATGAAAACTAAATTTCCACTTGAACATGTCGTTAAGTACGACACCAAAGAAGTATGGATTAAGTGTAATAGCAGCACAACTGCTATGGGCATTCCAGCACTTGTGAAAAAATATTATCCTGGATATACGGGACATATTGCTAGTGCTGACTACCTTGAGGAACTCAAGAACCAGTTGGCGAACTGACCACTGGAGGTCCTTGCGACCCCCTTTTTCGTTTATAATGACTAGGTTGAAACGAAACACACATGGCACTCTCTTCCGACTACATCCGCACTTCACTCCAAGCACTCTACGGCAACAGCGTGACTGGTGCTGACGTTCGTGCGTGGTGTGCTCTGAATGATTCCAACTATCAAACCGTCACTAAAAAAATCGAACAGTTCAAGGTTGGTCGTGGTAAGTGGAACCTTGAAGTAACACAACAAAAGGTAGAAGAAATCGAACGTACTTTCCAAGCACCCGCAGTGGTTCCTCCAGTAGAGCAAAATCTCATTCCTGAAAAAGATGATACCTTCGTCAAGTTTGGTAACTTTGCTGATGTTAAAAAGATTATTCAGTCCCGTCTCTTTTATCCTACGTTCATTACGGGTCTTTCGGGTAATGGTAAAACGTTCAGTGTGGAACAAGCTTGTGCTCAACTAAAGCGTGAGATGATTCGTGTCAACATCACGATTGAGACTGATGAGGATGATTTGATTGGTGGTTTCCGTCTGGTGAATGGTGAGACCGTTTGGCACAATGGTCCTGTTGTGGAAGCTCTGGAACGTGGTGCAATTCTGCTTCTGGATGAGATTGACCTTGCCTCCAATAAAATCCTCTGCCTTCAGTCTGTTCTGGAAGGCAAGGGTGTCTTCCTTAAGAAAATTGGTAAGTATGTCAAACCCGCTGCGGGTTTCAACGTTGTTGCTACCGCTAACACCAAAGGTAAGGGTAGTGATGATGGTCGCTTCATCGGCACTAACGTTCTCAACGAAGCATTCCTTGAGCGTTTCCCTGTGACCTTTGAGCAGTCCTATCCTGCTCCTGCTACTGAACAGAAGATTCTGGAAGGCATTGCTCTGGACCTTGGCGTGGAAGACCGCGACTTCTGTAAGCGCCTGGTTGACTGGGCAGACATCATTCGCAAGACCTTCTACGATGGTGGTATTGATGAAATCATTAGCACCCGCCGTCTTGTCCATATCATTCGTGCTTATAGCATCTTCCAAGACAAGGCAAAGGCAATCCAAGTGTGTGTGAATCGTTTTGATGACGAAACCAAACAGTCCTTCCTGGAACTGTATGATAAAGTGGATGCTGACTTCCAAATGCCTTCTACTGGTCCTGAACTGACTGCAGAATACATTGACCAACCCACCCCATTCTGATATAATTGGGGGAGGTAAATTATGACCCTCCCCTTTATTATGGACGAACATCCTTATTCAGAAAACGATTTTAATTTAATGTCTAACTTATCAAATCAAGATTTTTGGGTTGAAGATGGAATTAGTTTAACAGGTAATCCCAATCCTTCACCAGACATGATTGTTCTTGGATCTAGACTCCCTGGTGGTATGGGTGATGACCACCTTACTTTGAATTCACCTTACACTTTTAATCTTAATATGAGTGAAACTAAAAATCATCTTTGGAAATACAATGAAGATAAAATCCTCAAAGATATTGAGGATTATGTGACTAGCACTTATGGTAGTCATTACTGTGGGCACAATCAAGATCACAAAGACATTCAAACTATTGATTTGATGGCAGCTAAGGATCTTGCTCCTGGTTTTTGTCAAGCAAATATTCTTAAATATGGCAGTCGTTATGGTGACAAAGATGGTCGCAACAAACGTGACCTGATGAAAGTCATTCACTATGCCATGCTACTCCTTCACTTTGATGGGCATTATTCTCGCAAAGACAATGGTCTTTCCGAATTTCGATGATTATGAATTTGAACTCCCAAACTATGAAACTTTCTGATAAAACTCTGAATCTTCTAAAGAACTTTTCTAACATTAATCAATCTATTCTTTTTAAACAAGGTAGTAAGCTTCGCACCATTAGTGTTATGAAGAACATTCTTGCAGAAGCAGACATCACCGAAGAGATCCCTAAAGACTTTGGAATTTACGATCTCAATCAATTTTTGAATGGATTGGATCTACATAAAGATCCTGCACTTGACTTTACTCATGATAGTTATGTTGTAATTCGTGAGGGTAAAACTCGTTCAAATTACTTTTTTGCTGATCCAAACGTAATTATTACTCCTCCAGAAAAAGAACTTATTCTTCCTTCTGAAGACGTATCGTTTAGCATTACTTCCGATCAACTGACTCGTCTTATTAAAGCTGCTAATATCTTCCAACTTCCTGATTTGTCTGTTATCGGTGAAGCAGGTGTTGTTAAGATTGTGGTCCGCGATAAAAAGAATGATACCTCTAATGACTTCCAAGTTATTGTGGGTGAGACTGAACTTAACTTCTGCTTTAATTTTAAAGTAGAAAATATTAAGATTATTCCTGGAACATATCAGGTCAGCATCTCAAGTAAACTTTTGTCACGTTTTGACAGTAAGGATTATGACCTGAAGTATTATATTGCTCTGGAACCTGATTCAACATTTGGATGAACATTTTTGTAACCTCTCCTTGGCCTGCTGAAAGTGCTGTCTGTCTCCCTGATAAACACGTTGTCAAAATGCCATTAGAGTGCTGTCAGATGCTCTCTATCGTGGCATCTGACAAATGGGGACATGGATACGGAACTCTTCCAAAGTCTGATGGAACGCCATACAAGACAGAGAAGGGAGCATTCCGTAATCATCCATGTACAAAGTGGGCAATGGAATCAATCCACAATGCCTACTGGTTAATTAAGTGGGGACTTAACTTGTCAGATGAGTACGCCCTTCGCTATAATAAGATTCACTCTTGTTATAAAACACTTGTGGATGCTTATTATCTTTTTCCTAAAGGAAAGATTACTGAAGTAACACCGTTTGCGAGAGCGATGCCTGATGAGTATAAACTTGACACAAGCATTGACACTTTTACTGCTTACAAGATGTATATCGCATCCAAATCTTGGGTTGCATCTAATTATCTTCGTATGCCAGAACGAAAACCTGATTGGGTATAAAAAATTATGAGTCGTGATGAATTTTTGTGGGTTGAGAAATATCGCCCCAAAACAATTGAAGATTGTATTCTCCCTGAGAATATTAAGAAAACATTTACAGACTTTCTAAATAAAGGCGAAGTGCCAAACTTGCTTCTTGCTGGTCCTGCTGGATGTGGCAAGACAACGGTGGCAAAAGCACTCTGTAATGAATTGGGAGTAGATGTTTATGTCATTAACGGATCCGACGAAGGTAGATTCCTCGATACTGTCCGAAACAATGCGAAGAACTTCGCTTCGACCGTCTCACTTTCGTCAACTGCTAAACACAAAGTCATCATCATTGATGAGGCAGATAACACAACAAACGACGTACAACTCCTCCTACGTGCTTCTATTGAGGAGTTTGCTAACAACTGTAGATTCATCTTTACCTGTAATTACAAGAACAAAATCATTGAACCACTCCATTCTCGATGTGCAGTCGTCGAATTTGGAATTAAGTCAAAGGAAAAACCAAAACTTGCTGCAGCATTTTTTACTCGCCTTCAAGACATCCTTCAAAAAGAGTCAATTCAATATGACCAAAAAGTACTGATTGAATTGGTTAATAAGCATTTTCCAGATTGGAGGCGAGTACTTAATGAGTGCCAACGTTATGCTGTTGGTGGAAAAATTGATACAGGAATCCTGGCATCATTCTCTGATACTAATGTAAATGAACTTATTAAAAATCTCAAAACTAAAAACTTTACTGAAGTCCGAAAGTGGGTGGTCGGGAACTTGGATAACGATGCTTCAAGTTTACTTCGTAGGATTTATGACTCCTCTCTTGATGATCTTTCACCCCAATCTATTCCTGCTGCCGTTCTTATTGTTGCTAAGTACCAATACCAATGTGCATTCGTGGCTGACCAAGAAATAAATCTTCTTGCTGCTCTTACTGAAATTATGGTGGAGTGTGAGTTTAAATGAAAAACAAAAAACTCAAAGAACTTATTCAAAAACCTTTAAGGTTTCATCATCAAGATATTCATGAGGAACTTGATGAACTCAAAAAACAACATCAAGTTAAATCCAAGTGGTACTATATCTTTTGGGGTTCTATGGCAATCGCTGTTGTTACTGGACAAGTATATATTGGTTTAGGATACAAAGAAATGGCAAATGCCTTTAAATCAATTCAAATTCATGTAGGATGTTCACAATGAATGTAAAACTTATTAGACTGAATACTGGAGAAGACGTTATTGCTGATCTAATCAGTGAGACTGAAAATTCTCTTGTTTTATCAAATCCAATTGTTGCGGTTCCTTCTGGAAGAGGTGAACTTGGGTTTGCACCTTGGTCTCCTCTTCTTAGTAAAGAAGTGAAAGAGATTACAATTAATAAACACTATGTTGTTTATGTATCTGAGACTCAAGATCAAATTGTAGAACAATATAATCAAATTTTTAGTCCAATCATCACACCTAGCAAACAACTATCCCTTTGATTTTTATTTTTTATTATGATTAACATTGAACGTATTAACCTTGAAGAGTTTTTTGGTTGCGTTAAAGCAACTAACACAACTCAAATGAAATCTAATGCATTTAAAACTCTCCGCACTTGGTTGCAAGAAAAGTCTTTTGCAAAGTGGAGTGATGGTCAACTTGAATATGTTGGTGATTTTAAAGATGGAGTTGATTTTGTCTCCGCTGATGAAGTTAACTATGAGATGAAAGGTAAACTTAAAATGTTTAATAAAAATGGATCTACTGGTGTTGTCGATCTTAAGAATTTTCGTGGGGAAACAAAAGTAGTAGAAAAAACTTTTGATTATATGCTCCTTGTAGATACTGATTCTATGACACTTGGAGTTACTGATTGGGAAACTGTTAATAAGCGCGTTTACTTCACTCCCAAATCTCCAGTTGCAAAATTTAAACTTCTTCCTGGTGATTTTACTATTCTTGCTTCAAATGTAAAACCAGCAGAAAAAAAAATTACTTCTGCACAGATTCTTGAAAATCTTCAGGAGATCCTTTGATGAAATCTCTTAAAACTCCCCTTCGTTATCCTGGTGGTAAGTCTCGTGCTTGTGAGAAGATGGGACCATACTTTCCAGATCTTCGTAACTATAATGAGTTCCGAGAACCATTCCTTGGTGGTGGAAGTGTTGCGATTTATATCACAAAAAAATATCCTAACCTAGATATTTGGGTAAATGATTTATATGAACCATTGGTAAACTTCTGGCAACAACTTCAGATGTTTGGTAATGATTTAAAAAATGAGTTAGTTGATTGTAAATTAGCGTATAATACTCCTGAACTTGCTAAAGAACTTTTCCTAAAGTCAAAGGAGCATGTAAATGACAAAAATATGCCCAGTTTTGATCGTGCTGTGGCTTTTTATGTTGTTAATAAGTGTAGCTTCAGTGGTCTCACAGAGAGTTCATCATTTTCAGAACAAGCATCGAACTCCAACTTCTCTATGCGCGGGATCGAAAAACTGCCTGCGTATTCTGCTTTAATTAAAAATTGGCGTATAACTAATTATTCCTACGACTATCTGATGGATGGAAACAAGAGTGCTTTTATGTATCTCGATCCTCCTTACGATATTAAGGACAACCTCTATGGGCGT